CGTAGCTCGCACGGGAAAAACTAGAAAACATCGTCAACTAACGGTAGCCAGTCACCAGACCAGCCGTCAGACAACGACGAACGCAATTTCGAGCTAATCCCGCAGGACTTAAGAGCGGATATAAGCATATCGATCTTGCTGACAAAAAGACTCTCATCGTGAAATGAAAACCAATCATCAACTCGAGGATACACGATATCCGGGTCAAGCAAACCAGCCTCCTTAACGTTAAGCCAATACCTTTTCTCCAGGATAGATAGTACCATCTCTTCCTGAGGAGCTTTACGTCTTAAAAGTGATCGCCATGTTCTCTTACAAGGTATGACACTGACCTTTTCTTTCTTTTTTCTTTTATCCTCTGCTTTTTTTATATTCAGTGCAATACCTCGTGACCTTAATCGCCTTACCTCATCCCTTATAGCCGAAAGTTCCTCTTCCCTCTGAAGATCGTAACCCAAGGGTTTCTTCACGACCGGAAAGAGATTTTCGACCTGAACTTTACGTCTAGAAGGACCTGAGAACAAGGCCTTCCGAATCTTTCGATCCTTACGGCAAGCCGCTACGAAAGGATAAGGAAGTGTCTCCAAATGCTTTTCCTCCTGAAGAGAAAGAAGTTTCGCGTTAGCTCTAACGATCCGTACAAAACCAGGGACGGTCCTAGAAGCCTCGAACGCCAGTCCGAGGACGTCTTCCGTTTCCGGTTTCATATAAATCGCTGAAGCATTGGTCTTCTTCTCTTTCATCCGACCACCGCTAGAGAAAAGAGTTGAGTTGATCTCGGCAACCTCCATCGAAACCATACTCTTCTCCTCGTTAACGGATAGACCAATCTCTGCACCGTTGCGAACCACGGCAGAACGAAGATCGGTCCTCTCTCTCGGTTCTCGAATGAGAAGATCATCCCCATTAATCTTGCACTTGTGGGAAGACCACTCGGCGAAACTGATCTTGCGAGCAAGATACAGATCGGTAAGAGCCATATCAACACAAGTCTTGTTAATGAGGCAAAGCAAAGGGAAACTCATCACACTCCCCATAGGCTGTCCACGGTTAAAGTCCTGATACCCCTCCGGGTAGTCAGCACCAAGGATTTCCGTCTCAAGGTCAAAGAGACGTAGATCACCGAGAACACGCAAACATCTGGCCTGCTCGAAATCCAGATCAATTGCGGTGTCTATTAGTTCTTCAATGGCAGCCTGTACGTAGGCCTTCTTAATTGAATCGGTGGCAGCAGTATAGTCGAAACTGTTAAAAGGACCACTACCATTCAATGACATGACATGTTCCTCAGTTGGATCTCCGACGAGAAGCCAACCCATGTCGCCAAGAAAACTATAAAGGGAAGAGTGAAGGGGGGTGAGAACCTCAGTATTGTAAGAGGAATAACAAGTGACGATTCTCGGCTTACCCTTGGAGAAAACCAGAGCCGTACGACACCTGTCGGAAAACGCTTCCTCGTTCCAATTACCCCCAGTCTTTACTGAGTGAAGGAGAGAAGCACTGCCATTAGGTATAAATGAACCAGGACGAGTATTCCAGCCACGAGGAATATTTGATCTGAATGTCTTTCGAAACGAATTCAGATGATCATGGTTCACCTCAACCGGCTGAGAAAGAAAATTTCGCCACTCATTTACTTTCTCAGCGAACCTTGGCTCGCAGTACTTGCAAACGGACCTCTCTGCTTTCATACATGTCTTAACGCTTAATTCTTGTAGTTCATTGAGTTTTTCCGGCATCATTTCCCTTACTGCCTTCCTTAACTCTCCACACTGAATCTCGTCGCGTAAAAGATCACGATTGAACGGAACACAAAGGTCAAGAGAAAGCTGCTCAGCCAAACAAAGTGCCTGAGCGCGAAGCTTCTCCGATCGAGTGCAACTTGACAACTCGGCAAGGGGCTGGAATATGTTGGAAGAACTATTCCTTGAACCCCTTGTCGAGTTTTCACCGTTGAAAACAGTAGTCTTTTCTTCTTTACGAGCAGCACGTACAGCTCTCGCGCATTGACGTTTTTTTCGTTTGAATTCCTTAACGTAACGGAATGGAGTCGCATGTCTTGTCTCTTTTTCGCTGAGCTCATACTTGTTGTCGTATGCCATAATTGGTGACCCTCCGAAGAGGCGCTCCGCGTCTTGTTCAGGGCCACGGCCCTGACCAAGA